TTATAATTCTCTACATTTAATTCTTTTTAGTTCTCTATCTAGCTTATAATCTATTCTGTTTTCTATTTCTTCTTTATCTATCCCAAATATTATTTTTAATTCTTCTAACACTACATAGGCATCTGCTATTTCTTCTTCTATATTGTCTATTTTAAATATAGTTGGGTTCCTTTGATACTTACTAATAGCTTGCTGCAATTCCGCTAATTCTTCTATAGCTACAAACTTCTGCAATGTTACATCATTACATTCAACTATCCTTTTACATTGTTTTATTTGCTCTTTATTTAGCACAATTCTTCCTCCTCATTTTCTTCTATAGTATATCTAAACCCATTCATCCTAATTGGAAGTGTTATATAGGTTATGTCTTCTGATTTAAATACTAAAGGTGTTATAGGACTTTCAGCATAGATTTCATAATTCTCGATATTTATATTTTTTAACAACTGTTTATCTACAAATATAAGTTCATCATTTGCTTTAAATATTTGCATTTTAGTACTTCTATCATACGTAAAAGGTAGCATTGTGGTTTTTGTTTTATTAGATATATTAAAGTATTCTAGTAATATATCTAAATTGTTCCATTCTCTTAACTCACCCTTTTTAACAGAAAATCCACTCTTTAAATCTTGAAAGGTTAACTTTTTTATTACTTTCTTGTAACTACTAAATTTATTAGGTATCTTAAATCCTGTGTATCCATCTATTACCATAAAAAATTTTTCACATGGCATAAACACAAACTGGTCTTTTAAGGCATTTTTAACCCATCTTTCAAATAGTTTTATATCTGTCATTTATTTAACCTCCTAAACAAATTTTCTCATTCTGTAGTTGTACCGCTTATCTCTAAAAATAGTCATATACGGTTCACATGTTTCTATAATTCTGCCTGCTAGTGCTCCATCAAGTTCTACTAATATTTCTGGTGTGCATTCACTACTGAAAAGTATAGGTAATTTATTAAAATATCTATAATTAAGAACTGGATACACATGTTTCATGTCAGCTTCTGTTATGCATGTACCTTGTATTAACTTTCCATTTCTTATCTTATCTTTGAATAAATCATCAATGATAAGCAACTCCGCTTTTTTGTATCTATCTGAAAGTCTTAGATAGTATTCATCATCATTGACATTTGCTTTAAGCTCTCTTGTAGCTTCAAGATAAGGCATATATACAGTTTGTACTCCATTATTTAATAATGTTGCACCTATAGCTATTACAATATGACTTTTCCCTGCCCCTGGTTGTCCAAATAATCCGAAACTATTTTCTTGTGTATTCTGAATTTGAGAAAAGTTTTTTATATATATTTCAGCTTTTTCCTTTGCTAATTTTGTTTTTTCATCATACACTTTGTATTCACTTATATTTTTTACATCTTCTGGATTAACCCCAAAGGCTTTCCACATTCTGTTTAATCTTTCTTTTTTATAACATTCACACCTTTTAAAGCCTTCTTCATTTTCTATCCAGGTTGTATCTCTACAAATATGGCAATTATAATTAATAGTTTGAGAAGTCGTATTGTTCCTTATTTCCTGTATTATTTTCTGTATATCCATTCTTGCCCTCCTTATCTACATATTTGTTTTCAAATACTTTTGTAAATCTTGTATCATCTTGGAATAACCAATCAAACTCTATAATCCAATTCCTATTATTATTCCCCTGGCAAAAACTACTGCTTTTTATATTTCCTATAGCTTTTAAAACATCTTCTTCATTTAACTTTAAGCTATTTATTCTAGCTTTTATTTTATCTTTTCTTTGTTTGGTTACACTTCTTATAGGCTTTATAGGTTTAGGTAGACTATTCCAAGAGGTAAGAATCTTATTCCAATCTATCCTTAACTTATCTTTACCTAATCTATCCTTATCTAACTTATCCTTACCTATCCTATCCTTACCTAAGTCGTCCGTTGGTTGTCCTTGGGACGTCCCGCTTTTTTTTCTGTCTGCTCTTGCTTTTGCTTCCAGCAATGGAACATTTGGAATAACTTTTAATAATAAATCCTTATATATAGAATCCACTTTTCTATCTGCTCTGATTTTATTGTGTTCCGTCCAATCTATGATATAAGATACTAGATCCTCATTTAAAACCTGTATAAAACCTTTACTTGTTAATACCCTTAAATCGTCCTCCGTTGCTCCTGTCATCCTTAAAACATTAAATCCTTCAACAACACCATCATCATCAGCCCTCATGCACAAATCATAGTATAACAATCTAGTTGAAGAAGGCATTTTTAAAAATCTTGCTGAATCTATAATTTTTAAATTAAACATTCTTCTATTTGCTATTGTAATTACCTCCCCTTTAAGAGCTCTTTCCTGTCTTTTAAACTTTACAAACCCTATATTTTCTTATAAACTGTACTTAGCGAATTTTTATTTAATTATTGTGCTCCTGGCAGGGAGCTATTTTTTTATTTTTAAATTTATTTATTATTTGACATATAGAGCTTTCACTACTACCATATATTTCTGCTATTTCTTGAAGTGATAAAAATTCTTTTAATTTAACCATGTCTTCTAAATCTTCTTTAGACTTTTTTCTATTTTTAGCAAACTTACCTTTATCAAGCAATTCAAATGCCTGTTCTATTGTACAAGGCCTTTCATAAAGAACTGCTATCGCTAATGTGCACCAATTCTCATTCATCTTTTACACCTTCTTTCTATGCACATCTTTTAAAAATACTTGCACTTCTTATTGCAATGTCTAAAACATAATCTAAGCTTGTACACTTTCTAAAACTAACTCTATTAAACTTAATATCATCTGTTGTAATTTCAGCAACTATTGCAAATTCTTCTTTTGTTAAATTGATTCCCCTTTCTTTTAATAACTTTCTTAGCATTTTAAATCTCCTTTACTACCTCAACATTTTTAAATATCCAATTTAGTGCGAATATTTTTAAATCATTATGATCTACAATTACCTCACCTTCTGGTAAATCAACTTCTTTATAAAATTCAAAGTTCTCTCCATCGAGCATTTCAATAGTTAAGTTAAATATTTCTTCGTCATATAAAAATCTAAAGATATCTATATCTATATAAATCATTGTTCCTGTAGAAACATTTAAATTTAAATCTGTTGTTTTTATTTTTTTACTCATTTGTATTCCCTCCTAAGCTTTTATTCCACGTTTTATTGCCATTTGACTTACTATACTTATATAAATTTCTTTAAGCCTTACATCATTAGCTATAACATCAAGATTATTTAATTTATTAATTTGGCTTTGTGCCATTCCATTAAGTGCTGCTCTAGCTTGTAAGTTTTTAAGTCTTATACTTAATTTACATTTAGCTCTTTCTTCTAATGCTCTATAGATTTCATCCTTAGGTGTTTTGTAATCTTGTAACTTATAACAAATCTTCCCTATTAGCTTATTAGTTTCTTTCCTCCATTCTTCTTTTGGATTTATTGTTATTACATCCCTTATAGCTTATACTTCTTCTTTGGTTTCTTGCACTGCTGCATTTAATTTTTTTTGTTCTAGTTCTGTAGTTGCTAATGCCTTAAATAAATTATTAAACATTTGTAGTTCTGGACTAAGTTTATTTACTTCTACCTTATTTTCTTTAACTCTAAAGTAAGTTTCCTCTAAGTTGTCGAATTGTTCCCATGCCTTGTCCGTATCAAGGATTTTGCAATGTCGGTTTGCTCCTCTTTCTGTCCATAGGTATAAACAATTAATTCTTAGCATTGACGGATTATCTTTAAGATAAGTTGTTTTAAAATTCTTTAATTCTGAACCTTCTAATTTGAAATAGTGTTTGCTTTCTTTGAATTTATCTTGATTTCTATTAAATCCTTGCTGTATTCTTATAGGATCAACTTTATAAACTTCTCCAAGTTGTTCTGTTGTTAAAACTCTTTCTCCATTAACTTCTACTGGTTTTATTTCTGTTATAGGTTGTCCATTTTCTATGGTTAGATTTATCTTTTTCATCTTGTTACCTCCTATGAATTAATAATCTTAGATACTTCAGATAAAACATTTGCTAATATTCCTTTTAACTTTTCATTTTCTTGCTTTAACTTTTCATTTTCTAATTCAAGCCTTCTTCTTTCTATTGGAGAAAATTTTTCTACTTTAGTTCCTTCTAGCTCTGCTATATGTTGTAAGCTAAATCTTATAGCTGGTATACCACTGCACGGCGTTAAAACGCCATTTTCCCTCCAGTTATCAATCGTTTTTTCTGCAACCTGCCATCTTTCAGCTAACTCCTTTTTAGTTAAAAGTTTGTCCATTCTAATCTCAACCTTTCATCCTTTTATAATCTAATACAACCCTTAGTTGTATTAAAAGGTAAAAAAATATCTTCTAATGTACAATTAAACTGCTTGGACATTTTAATTGCTAGCTGTGAGCCTGGGCTCTTATATCCACCTTCCATCTGATACATCATTCCACTACTTATATTTAAAGCCTTTGCAGCTTCTTTGGCTGTATCAAATCCTGCTTTCTTTCGTAGAGTTGTAATGTGGTTTGCCAAATCTATCACCTCGTTTCAATTTGCTTTATGTATATATTACAACTAACAGTTATAGGAATCAAATGTAATTATAACCATTAGTGAGAAATTAAGTGCTATTTCCTTTCCATTGCTTCTTATAGCTTTAATTATCACTATTAGTTGTATTGATATTATTACAACTACAGGTTATAATACTAATAGTGATAATAATATATTTGAGGTGATTATTTTGTTAGGAGATAAAATAAAGAAATTAAGAAAGAGTAAAAATATAACACAAGAAGAATTAGGGAAAAACATAGGAGTTACTACTTCTATGGTAGGAATGTATGAAACTAATGCCCGAAAGCCCAGTTATGAAGTATTAATTAAAATAGCAGAATTTTTTAGTGTTTCAACCGACTTTTTGCTTAACACAGAAGAAAAATTGGATATGACACTTGATTCTGTAAAAAAAATACACAACATGGTAAAAGAAGCTACTGAGAAATATGGGATTGAAGAAGTTAATCAATCTGAAAAACAAGAAAATAAAATTAAAACTTTGGCTGCACATTTTGAAGGAGAAGAATTTACAGATGAGGATGTAGAAGATATAGAGAATTTCATAAAATTTATAATATCCAAAAAGAAAAAATAGACAAAATGGAGGGTTCATATGACGTATAATAAACTTTTATATGAAGCTGAAAGCCAAGGGGTAGAAGTCGTTGAAATGAAATTTAAAGGTAAATGCAAAGGGTTATATGGGGATAATGTAATAGCATTAAGTAAAAATATAGAGACACTAAAAGAAAAACGATGTATTCTTGCAGAAGAATTGGGTCATCATCACACTTCAAGTGGTAATATACTAGACACTTCAAGTATATCTAACTTAAAACAAGAAAAAAGAGCAAGGAATTGGGGATATGAAAAATTAGTTGGTATTATTGATATTGTTAATGCTTTTAATGCTGGTACTAGAAATCGTTATGAAATGGCTGAGTATTTGGAGGTTACTGAGGATTTTTTAGAATCATCTATACAGCATTACAAGGAAAAATATGGAGCTTTATTTGAAATAGATAATTATATAGTATACTTTGAACCTAATTTTGGAGTAATGAAAAAATTTTAAGGAGGTGTTACCTTGCAATATTCTACACTTATAAGAAAAAAAGATAAAGGCTATCAATATATAATAACTTATAAGGTAGGCAATAAGTGGAAAACTAAGAGTAAACAAGGTTTTAAGAAAAGGCAAGATGCGCAAACCGCTATGGATAAGTCCTTAGCTGAATTAGAAAAATATATTAAAAATAATATAGATCCTTCAATGTCTGAAATAACTTTCAAGCAGTTTACCGATATGTACTTAGAACATATGAAAATATATAGAACAACGAATACTATATTAGCATTTAAAACAGTTTTAAATCACTTTACACTGCTTTCTAATAAAGAGTTAGATAAGATATCTAATATTGATATACAACGCATTGTGGATAATCTCACGCTTACTGGATTGAATCCTAGTACTATACAAGAATATATTAGAAAACTTAATACTATTTTTAAATCTGCCATGGATGATTATAATATAATAGATAAATTACCAACTAAAAATTTAAAATTTAATAAAAGTAAGCAGCAAGTAAATAAGCGGGCATTAAATGAAAATGAAGAAAATAAATTATTAGAAGATTTTAAAAGTAACAAATATTATTTAGTTATACTATTAGGTTTAAAATGTGGGTTAAGACTTGGAGAAATATTAGGTCTTACGTGGAGTGATATAGATGAAGTAAATAAAACTATATCTATAAATAAACAATGGAAACAAGTTAACCCTACCAAGTACAATTTTGGCGAATTGAAGAGCAAAAATTCTAATAGAACAATTCCAATTTCTCAAAGTACATTAGATGAATTGAAAAAATATAAAAAAATTGTTAATATAGATAATAGACTTTTTAAATTCAAAAATACTAATTCATCATGTATATGTTTAAATAGATTACTAAAATTAAAAGGATATAATATCACTGTGCATGAGTTAAGACATACATACGCAACTAAACTTATAAGCAATGGAGTAGATTTTAAGACTGTAGCTCAATTGCTTGGACATACAGTAGAACAAACGATGAAAACTTATAGTCATGTTAACGATGATATGATGAAAAAAGCAACTAAAATAATTGAAAATATTTTTTAA